GGCGTGGAGAGACTCTAATGTCAGGCACAAAAATCACCGTCACCTTGATTCACGGCCTCAAGATTGGCGAGACCGTTTGTAAAGACGCGAAGCTGCGCGAAGCCACCGCTGGCGACGTGCTCGAAGCACAGGAAGCCGCCGAGAAGTTAATGATGGTACCTAACGCCGAGGGAGGCTTCGAGCCGATGTTGGTGGTCAGCCCTTCCCGCGTCGGCGTTGAAGTACTTCGCCGCCAGATCGCCAGCATCGGCGACATCTCCGGCCCGCTGGATCTCAAGCTGATGCACAGGCTCCACCCCGAAGACCTCAACCTGCTGCTGGCCAAGAGCGAGCAGCTCGACGGTGCCGCTGTTGCTCAGACCCAGGAGGGAACGACACAGCGGGGGCGAGGCGATAGCGATCGCCCAGCATCTGACCAAGTTGATGTGGGTGATCGCGACACGAACGGGGTGGAGTGAAGCCGAGCAACGCGGCATGACGCTGCGACGGCTACTCAGCTATTTGAACCAGGCCAGGAGTTAACATGAGCGAATTACGCGCTTCGGTGGTGATGGATCTGCGCGGCAACCTCGAACGGCAATCACGCCGCTATGAGGGAGCCATGCGCGCGATGGCCAACAATGGCCAACGCCACATGACCCGCTTGCAGCGCGTGACAGGCGGTGTTGGCCGCACACTCGACCGCGTCGGCAACCGCTGGGTGGCGCTGGCCACTGGTGCGGCGGGCTTCGGCACGGTGCGCAATCTGGTCAACCTGGAAGAACGCTTCACCCGCCTGGGCATTCAATCCCAACGCAGCGCAGAGGAAATGGAAGAGCTGCGTCGCCAGATCTTCGAGACCGCCCGCGAGCCGGATATTCGCGTTGACCCTTCACAAATCACCGGGGCTATCGAGGCCATCGTCGAGAAAACCGGCGACCTGGAATTTGCCAGAGAGAACATCCGCAATATCGCGATGGCCATCTCCGCGACCGGGGCTGAAGGCACCAACATTGGCCAGATTATGGCGGAGTTCCAGAAGATGGATATCCGTGCGCCTGAGCAGGTGTTGGGTGTGATCGATACCCTTAACGAACAGGGTAAGCAAGGTGCCTTTACGCTGCAAAGCCTCGCGTCGCTAGGCCCTCGCGTTGTGACCGCCTACACCGCATTGGGAAGAACTGGGCCAGAAGCAATTCGTGAGATGGGCGCGGCTCTTCAGGTCATCATGCAAGGCGCTGGAAGTCCTGAAAATGCGGCGACCGCATTTGAAGCGCTACTACGTACTTTCCAGAACGCTGAGAAGGCTGCTGAGATCACCAGATTGAGTGGTGTACAGATATTCGATCAAGAAGCGCTAAGGGAAGGTCGTGAGGTGCTACGGCCCATCAATGAATTAATGGTGGAGCTTGTTGAAGCTGCTGACGGCAGGGCGTCAAGAATGTCGCAGGCCTTTCCTGACAGTGAAGCTCTGAAAGCTTTCAACGCCATGATGAGTGAATACAACCTGACCGGTGGCATCGAATCAATAGAGCGCTTTTTGCAGGTTCAAGGCGACGGTGCCACGACCATGGCCGATTCAGCCCGCGCCGCAGACACCGCTGCCGGTTCAATGCGCAACCTCTCCAGCGCCTGGCAAAACTTCGCGGATTCCAACCTGACCGAGTACATCCAATCTGCCGCCGATGCGCTGAACAGCCTGGATCAAGAGACCGTCGACCGTTGGCTGAAGATTGCCGGTATCACCGCAGGCGGCGTGGCAGGGCTTTATGCGCTGCGCTCGCTGGGCCGTTTAGGTGCTGACCTAGGCCGTGGCGCTGGTGTGCTGAGAAATCGTTCAACCTCTGGCGGCATTAGTGGTGGGCTTGGTGCCGCCAGCAGCATGGCGCCCGTGCCTGTGTTCGTGACCAATCTGGGCGCTCTGGGTGGCGGTGGATCTGCCGGTCGTAACGGTGGCATGCGCAAGGGTGGCGGTTTTACACCGCCCACCACCCGTACGGGCGGCAGCCCTTCAGCGCCAACGACCTCATCACAGCCAAGGCTTTCCAGCCAAGCGCTTAGCGCCGCTTCAAGAGTGGGTAACAGTTCCGTTGCAGCGGTTGGCCGTTCCCTTCCGGCCATCAGTACTGTGCTGGCCGCTCAAGGAATCGGCGGGCTAATCGAAGACGCGGTGGAGCGTACCGAAACCGGCGGCAGAATTGGCAACTACGTAGAACTGGCCAGGGAAACCGCCAAGCAAGCTGTAATGGAGTATGGCCGCAATTCAGTGGATACCTTCCGTGAAGCTGGCGAAAGCGTGCTGCGCATCTTCGTTGATCAGGATGGCCGAGTGAAAGACGCCCGCGCTGAGCGGGGTCAGGGCGGGCCGGAGATTGATGTGGATCTGGGTAACTGGGGGACGTGGCCGTGAGTTTAGCTTTCGTGGAGTTCCGGGCGTCTGCCTTCAGCAAGCTTGAGAAGCTTAACGCGGGTATGTACGTCGTCCTCGTCATTCTGAAACTTGGTAAGCAGCGTTACATCGTGCTCGGTCAAGTACACGGTTTCAAAAAACGGGCCTTCACCTTTCATGTCGCAATTATCGGTGATGTCTCTTCCATGGGAACAATAGAGCAATTCAAGGCCGCCATAGCCTGCATTCTGCTCACAATCTTTAGGCTCAGCCCAGGTGCCACAGTCTCCAATTTCGGGGATGCTGAACTTAAACTGATCAAGCACTTCCAGCCGCCATTCTCGGTAACTGTACTCTCCCTCATATTCCAAACCCAGTTCACTTGCCAGACTTTGCTGGACAGCGCCGTTGTCGCTATCGGCATGAACAACACCAGCCATGAGGCAAAGTGCCAAACCGCTTGCAATGGCGGTGTTATGAAGCATGTGTTTGACCATTTTTCTTCTCCCTTGCGTCAACGGAGTGTAGCCCAATGAGCTGGCGTGATCGAATCGGCGATGGTATTGCCGTGTTTCGCGGCGTCACCCTGTACCTTGAGCGAGGCTCGATAAGCCCTGGCCGCCGTGTACAGGTGCATGAATACCCGCTGCGCGATGAGCCCTACGTGGAAGACCTAGGGCGCAAGGCCCGCCCTTGGCAGATTACCGGCTACCTGCTGGGCGAAGATTATGACGTCGAGCGCAACCAACTGGCGGAGGCGCTAGAGCTGCCCGGCGCGTTTGAAATGCGCCACAGCTACTACGGCACCCATCGCGTTGTACTGATCGACGATCCGCGTATCACCGAAACCACCCGCGAAGGCGGCATGGCCCGTGTGAGCTTCACAGTGCTGCGCGCCGACGATGCCCCGCGCTACCCGCTGGCCGTGGCGGATACCCAGCAAGTGGTGGGTGCCGCTGCAGAGTCGTCACGCCTGGCGATTCTTGATGAATTCGTCGCCGCCTTCGAGATCGTCGAGTTGGCCGCCGACCGCGTCGCGGCCGTGGAGGCCACCATCCTGGGCGCAATCAGCGAGATTGAAGGCGTCATCGGTGGCGTCACCGGCACCATCAGCCGCTTGATCCGCACCCCCGCCGAACTGGGCGCGGCGATTCTTTCCAGCATTGGCCAGATCAAGAACATGTTCGGCGAGCCGGGCCGGGCCCTGGGCGTTTATAGCGCGATGTTTGGCACTGATAACGGCGAGGTGGCCAGCGTGCCGCCGAGCGCACCGCTACCCCAAGTCACCCAGATCCGCGCCCAGAATGCCGCCGTCGCCCTGGTGCGCCGCGCGGCAGCGGTCGAGCTGGCCGAGGCCAGTGCCGAGTGGAGCTACCCCACGCGCGACGCCGCCAGCGAAACGCTCGACGCGGTCCATCGGGGCATTACCGAGCAGATCAGCGGCAGCGTGCCGCCGCTACCGCAAACCACCCAACGCCTGGTGAGCTTGCGCGCTGCTGCCGTGCAGGATCTACGCCGTCGCGGCACTGCTTTGCCTTCCCTGAAGTACTACACCCCCGGCGCGCGCCTGCCTGCCTTGGTGCTGGCCCATCGTCTCTACGGCGACGCCCGCCGCGACGGTGACATCATTAGCCGCAACCGCGTGCGCCACCCTGGTGATGTTCCCGCCGAGCGGTTGGAGGTGCTGAGTGAGTGAACTCGCGCTGATCGTCGACGGCACCCGCCACCTGGGCTGGAAAGAGATCCAGATTCGCCGCAGCTTGGATGCCATGGCGGACAGCTTCGAGTTGGTGCTCTCTGAAAAGTGGGCCGAGCGCGACGGTTCTATCACCGAACCGCGCCGCCTGCGCACCGGGGCACCGGTGGTGGTAGAGATTGACGGCGAGCCAGTGATCACTGGCCATATTGACGACGTGCTGCCGAGCTACGACGCACGCTCGCACAGCCTGGTGGTCTCGGGCCGTTCCAAAACCGCCGACCTGGTCGATTCATCCAGCACCGCTCAGCCCTGGGCAACCGGCCAAACCGTGCTGCAAGTTGCCCGGCGCGTAGCCGAGCCGTTCGGCATTGAGGTTGTGGCTGAAGTAGACGTTGGCGCACCGCTTAGGGCGCTTGAAGTCGAGCCGGGGCAAACCTACGGCGAGGCATTGATACAGATCGCGAGCTATCGCGCCCTGCTATTGGTCGCCGATGAGCAAGGTCGCCTAGTGATCACCCGCCCACCACGCGCCACGCTTAAAACCGAGCTTGCCCTGGGCGAAAACATTCGCGTGGCCCGTGGCCGGTTTTCCGACCGTGACCGCTTCGGTGAAGTGATCGTTCAAGGCCAAGGGGCGGCTGATGACACTTGGTTTGGTGCCCCAGCCAGCGGCGCCTCTGGCCGTGCCAAAGATGACGGCATCAAACGCCACCGGCCCACGCTGGTGCTCTGCGATACCAGCACCGACTCATCATCGTGCAGCCAGCGTGCCGAGTGGGAAGTGCGCCGCCGCTGGGGCCAATCTCGCGGCATTACCTA